GCAAACCGCCGAGGGTCGGAAAAGTTCAGGGCTGAACAGTTCAGCCTTATGCAAGTGTGGCGCGCGGCGCACAATGCGCCTCGATGGATCACCTCATTACACGCGCCGGCGGTGAAGACGAGACGTGGGCGGGCAAACTGATTCCTTCGTTCGTAATCGAGACCGCCGGTGCGCCCGCCTCCGCAGAGGACGAGGGCGCGGCGCAGGCGTCGGCGCCGGAATGGATCGAGCTGTTGCCGGCGGGAGTGTTCTTCGGCCGCGACGGGCGCGGGCCATTTCGGCTCGACGATGCGGCGGGGGTGATCGATGCGACGGCGGCGCTCGGGATGAACGCGGGTCTGCCGATTGACTACGACCATGCGACGGACCTGGCAGCGCCGGAGGGGCGGCCGGCGCCGGCGGCGGGATGGATTCGCGAGCTTAAGGTGCGCGGCGAGTCGTTGTGGGGGCGGGTGGAATGGACGGCGCGGGCGGCGGCGTCGATAGTCGCGCGCGAGTACCGCTACGTGTCGCCGGTGTTTCAGTACGATCCCAAAGACGGCCGGGTGACGCGGCTGCTGCGGGCGGGACTGACCAACAATCCGAATCTTCATCTGACCGCGATTGCTTCGGCGCGGGCGGAAGGCGTCGCGGCAAAGGACGAGTTCATGAAATTTCCAATCGAGGAATTGCGCGAGCTGTTGCATCTGGGCGCCGACGCGACGGCGGCAGATGCGATCGCAAAAGTTCGGGAAATTCAAGCGACGCACGAAGCGGCGGTATCCGCGACGGCGGCGCACGCGCATACGCATGACCCGGCGCATTACGTGGCGATTGCGGAGTATGAGCGGACGCTGACGGAACTGAACGCGCTCAAGGTCGAGCGGGTACGGGAGCGTGCGGCGCATACGGTCGCGGACGCGATTCGCGCGGGCAAGATCGTGCCGGCGCAGCGCGAGTGGGCGATTGCGTATTGCGCGGCCGACCCGCGCGGGTTCGAGGCGTTCGCGGCCAAGCAGCCGGCGGTGGTCGGCGCGGGAATGATTTTGAGCGGCGAACCGCCGTTGGACCGGCGGCCAAATATAATGACGGCGGCGGAAGTGAGTATCTGCGCGCAGCTGGGGCTCAAGCAGGCGGAGTATATCCGGCGGAAAAGGGGACGGGCGGATTTTCTGAGCCTGGAACTGGCCGAGGCGGAAGTGCGCGGTGCGGACTGGCGGCGATCGAATTCCCGCGGCGACGATTTTCCAGACGCGAAAGAATAACCCGCGCGCGCAGCGGCGGAGCAGGCCGCAGGCGCGCATCACCAAGGTGAAAAGATGGCGGCACTAACCAATGCGCGCAACACGGCCGAGATGGCGGACGGCGGGCGGATGCGCGTGTACCCGGTCGAGGCGAACAGCAACATTTTTTTGGGCGGGATGGTCGCGCTGAATGCGGCGGGCAACGCGGTGGCGGCGTCGGCGACGACGACGGTGGCCAACGCGCTCAAGGTGGTCGGCCGCGCGGAGTACGTGAAGAACGGGATTCCGGGGCAGAACGCGCTCAACAATCCGGGCGCGGCGGGAGCGATATCGATCACGGTGCGCAAGGGCGTGTTTTTGTACGCGACCGACGGTTCGGTGGGCGCGGCGCAGGTAGGGCTGAACTGTTTTGCGATGGACGACAACACGGTGGCGGCGACGGACCGGGCGTCGGGCGCGTCGGTGCAGCAATACGCGGTGGCGGGAGCGGTGGTGGCAATCGATCCGAGCGGACAGGTGTGGGTCGATTTCTGGCATCAGTCGGTCGCGGCCGCGTGAGGATGAGCGAGCGAAATCGAGCAATCGCGAAACCGAGGAAGCAATAGATGGAAATCAGCGCAGCGAACCTGACCGCATTGTTCACGGGCTTCGACGTCGTCTTCCAGCGCGGATTCGAGAAGCCGCCGTCGTACTACGAACAGATAACCAGCGTGGTGCGCTCGGCGTCACGCCAGACTACCTATCCGTGGCTGGGGCGGACTACCAAGTTCCGCGAGTGGCTAGGCGACAGAGTAGTGCAGGCGCTCGAAACGCATACCTACACTATAGTCAATAAGAATTTTGAGGACACGGTCGCAATTGACCGTAACGATATCGAAGACGATACCTACGGCGCGTACGAACCTATAATCGAGCAGCTCGGCTGGGATACCAAGGTTCATCCCGACATGTTGCTATTCGCGATGGTCAAGGACGCGGTTGCGAATCCCGGCAACGTGGTGGGATTCGACGGGCAGCCGTTCTTTTCGGCGAGCCATCCGGTGGGGCTGATGGGCCAGGCCGGGAGCACGGCGGCGAATATCAACTCGAGCGGATCGGGCGCGTACTGGTTCGTGATCGACGCGTCGCGGGTGATCCGGCCGTTTATCTTTCAGCTGCGGCGCGAGTACGCGGTGACCCGGATGAGCGCGATTACGGACGAAGGCGTGTTCAACCGCCGCGAGTTCCGTTACGGCGTCGACGGGCGGGCGAACACGGGCGTCGGGCTGTGGCAGTTGGCATACGCGAGCAACACGGACCTGAGCAATCCGGCGAATTACGGCGCCGCGCGGGCCGCGATGCGGGCGTTCAAGACCGACGCGGGGCAGCCGTTCGGCGCGCTATCGAGCCGCAGCGGAGCGTATCTGCTGGTGCCGCCGTCGCTGGAGGAGGTCGCGCGCCAACTGCTGCACTCGGAGTTCATGGGCGGCACGGGCGCGAGCGCGAACGTGTCGACGTCGAACATCTGGCGCAACAGCGCCGACCTAATAGTCAGTGAGTATCTGGCCTGAGGCCGCGCTGCTGGAAACAGGTTTCCTGAGCCGGTCGGAAGCGGGTCCCCTCCTACCCGCGAGACCGGAATGCGGTGCAACTCTCCGCGGGCGAAAGCGTGAAAGCGGACGCCCGCGGAGAGACCAGTGGATAGTGGACTGACTATTGAGAATGCGAGGTATCAACGGTGAGCTACGCAAGCGTCCAGGACATGATCAACCGGTATCCGAATCGCGACCTGGTGCAACTGACTAATGAGGATCCGGCGGCGACAACGGTGAATGCGGCGCCGATTACGCTGGCGCTGGCCGACGCGTCGGCGGAAATCGACGGGTATATCGAGGCTCGCTTCACATTGCCGCTGAGCGACGCGCCGGCCGTGCTGAACCGGCTTGCAACCGACATCGCGATGTACCGGCTGCAGACGCTGCGCCCGCTGCACGATCTGCAGGATGCGCGGCAGCGCTACGAGGACGCGGTCGCGATGCTCGGGAAAGTGGCGTCGGGAGCGCTGACGCTCGGAATCGCAGCCGACGGTCAGGAGCCGCAAGTAGCCGGCGCGGTCGAAACAGTTCAGGGACCGGACCGCGTTTTCAATCGCGGCAATCTGAAGGGCTACTGAGATGGGGGCGATGCTGGACGCGGCGTGGGACGGGGCGGTGTTCGCGCCTCCGACGCGAATCGACATCGAAGCAATCGAATCCGCAATTCTGGGCCAGCTGCGCTCGCAGATCAGCGGAATCGAAATCGCGCATTACCCGGACCGGCCCGAATCGTGGCGCATGACGCATCGCGTGGGCGCAGCGCTGGTGATGTACAAGGGGGCGGAATACGGCGCGCTGCTCGACACGGCGGCGATAATCCAGGAGCGCCGGCTGCAGTTCGAAATTGCGCTGATGATGCGCGACCTCGGCTGGAGCGTGGGGAGCGCGCCGTCGGGGCCGAGCCCGGGCGCGTACGCGACGATCGAAAGTATTCGCGCGGCGTTGACGGGGTTTCGCGCGCCGGGCTGCCGCAAGATGCATCCGGTCAAAGAAAAGTTCGTCGAGCGCGACAAACAAGGCGGCGTCTGGATCTACGCGCTGACGTTCCAGCTGTCGACGCCGGCGGTCGAGGCTTCGACGGTGGAAGATTTCCCGCTGTTCATCAAGGGCATCGCGATGGAAGAAGGCGGCGAGACTTCGGTTGCAGCCGGTGCGGCCGGGTACACGTTCGATTCGAACGGGAAGATAACGCTGCCGAACGGCAACGTGTTCGCGGTCAGCGTGACCGGTCCGGGCGGTGTGGCGCTGCGGGTGGGCGTCGATTTCACGGTCGATCGGGTGAACGGAATTATCGCATCGATAGCGGGCGGCGCGATAACGGCCGGTGAGGCGGTTCAGATTGCATACCAGTCTGCCGACGAGGCGATCGCGATCGCCGGCCAGAGCGCGCCAACTGAGTAATCGAAAGCGAATACTAACTCGCACTAACTGAGTAACAGGTGATACATGCCAGCCAGCTTCCTGCATGGGGTAGAAGTAATCGAAGTGCCTAATGGGCCGGTG